TGTAAAATCGATTGACTACAATGATAACGGAGACTTATTGATAAATGGAAGACCAGCACTAAAGTTTAGGATTATGGAATCTATAAACGAATCCGATGTAAAGGCGATACATAATATTCTTACACAACATGGAAAGTCTGCTAGTAAGGCTACAGCTATGATTAGAAAGTATTATAACAAAGTCAAAAAACAATTCAGAGGAGATTCTGCAAGAGACTTAGCGATGGCTATTGTAGGTTATGATGTGATAGGGGAAAACAGAGAGTTAGTCAAAATGTATACACAGGCTATGAAAATGTTGCCTGGCTCTCCTAAACAAAAAGAACTTATAAAGAAAATTAGTTCTTTACGAAAAAAATTAAAGATGGATGAAGAGTTCGGAGCACCTGCTGGTATGTTACCATCACCAAGTAGAAAAGGTGTAAAGAAGATGAAAAAGAAAGGTGTTACTTCAGTTCCTTATGGTAGTGGTTACAAAAAGATGAATGAAAATAAAAACATCAAAAAAACCATTGGAGTATTTGGTGGTAGATTCCAACCATTTCACAGTGGTCATCTGGCAACATATAAGTGGTTAGCATCTCAAGTAGATGAGGCTTACATAACAACATCTAATATCAAACAACCACCAAGACATCCAATGGACTTCAAAGAAAAAGTAAGACATATGGTAAAGATGGGTATTCCAAAAAATAGAATCGTACAAGAAAGAACACCATATGTTGCTGAGAACCTTTTGAAAAAATTCAATCCTGATACTACAGCAGTCGTATACGCATTTGGAGCAAAGGATGCTGGTAGATTAGGAAGTGGAAAAAAGAAGAGTGGTGGACTATCTTACTATCAAGATTATAAAAAGAGTAAGGGTAACATAAAAGGGTTTGATGAGCATGGATATTTCCTCACAGCACCACAACAAGGAAGTATGAGTGGTACGCAGATGAGGGACTTGTTAGGAAACCCAAAGTATGATGATAGTGAAAAACAAAAGACTTTCAAAAAGGTATTTGGATACTACGATAAAGGTATCTATAATATGATGACTAATAAGTTCAAAAAATTATTCGAAACATATACTTTATCAGACGATTTGATAAAAGAGTATTTAGTTGAAGCTACAATTACTACTAATGGTAACTTAGACGATGGTCCTTCAACATTTCATAAAGACTATGCTGAGTATGTAAAGGTTTCTACCGAATGGATAGATTCTTTGTACAATGATGCTGGATGGGTAGTGATGGATTACATAATAAGGGATGGTGCTAAAAACTCCATAAAGGATGCTTACAAATCTGTACCACTAACTTATTTAGATCATGGACAAGCAAAGGGTTCTAATCTTGCTGTAGAAAAATATAAAAAGTGGATGGGTGAAGTTATAAAACCTTTAGGCTGGGATGTAGTGAGTTGGATGGGAACTAGCGCTGCTATAGACAATATCATAGGTAGTTTGTTTGCTGCTGGTGCTAGTGCTAACGAATACTTACCTAATGAATTCAAAGTGGTAGAGACATTCTCTAAGGATTGGTGGAAGAAAGAGTTACTATTAGAGGGTGGTGCATACGGACACCTAAATCATCCATTTGATGATAAAAATTTAACATTTTCAGATTTTAAAACACTAATTATAAATACACTCCAAGGTAATCTTGATAAGGAAGGTCCTGTTACGGAAAAGACGGATGGACAGAATATTATGATTAGTTGGAAGAACGGAAAATTAGTTGCAGCTAGAAATAAAGGACACATAAAGAATTTTGGTGCTAATGCTTTAGATATTGCTGGTATAAGAAATATGTTTGCTGGTAGAGGAGATATCGAAAAAGCATTTGTATCTGCTATGTCGGATTTACAAAAAGCACTAAAGGGATTGAGTAAAAAACAAAAAGACAAAGTATTTGCTGAGGGTAAGAAGTTTATGTCTTTGGAAGTAATATACCCAGCAACCTCAAATGTCATACCTTATGATAAATCGTTACTACAATTTCACGGAACAATTGAATATAATTCTGCTGGTTCTCCAATCGGAGAGGATAGAGGAAGTGCTAGAATGTTAGCAGGTATGATAAAACAGATAAATCAAAATATACAAAAGACTTATAGTATAACTAAACCATTTATAACTCAGTTGCCACAAGTAAAAAACTTTTCACAAAAACAAAGTTACTTTTTAGGTAAACTACAAAAGTTACAAAATACTTATAAACTAAACGATAGTGCTACTCTCTCCGATTATCATCAAGCATATTGGATGGAGTATATTTATAATGGTGCTAAACAGACGGATTATCCAAACCTACCAAACGATGTTCTAATGAACCTAACAAAGAGATGGGCATTTTTTGATAAGTCTTACAAGATACCACAGATAAAAAATGATTTGAAGGATAATCCAAAATTTTTAGATTGGGTGTTGTCCACCGATAAGATGGATCATGCTAAGTTACAAAAACAACATATAAGAGATTGGGAAGTACTATTCTTTGAATTAGGTGCTGAAATACTTTCTAACTTACAAGACTTCATAGCAGCTAATCCAACACAAGCCGCTCAAACAATCCGTAACGATTTGAAAAAAGCAATTGAAAAGGTTAGAAAGTCAAAAGACCCAAAGGTGTTGAACACACTAAAGACTCAACTAGATAGACTAAATGCTATAGGTGGTTTGAAATCCGTTGTACCATCAGAGGGTATTACTTTTGTATTCAAAGGAAAGTTATATAAGTATACTGGTGCTTTTGCTCCAGCAAATCAAATCTTAGGTATGTTAAAATTCGTATAGGAGTAGGTTATGGCAGGATATAGTAAAGAAACAGAAAGGCAAAATCAAGCATTGAAAGATGCTTTATCTGGCAGAGAGCATGTAAAGAATTATGTTCAAGTCGGATATGAGGGTAAACAGAAACCAAAGGGTGATGTTATTCCTAAGATGACGGAGATAATGAAGGATGTTAGAATGCCGTTGTTTTGTCCAAAATGTGATAAGGTGATGAAGAAACGATTGGATAATAAGATGTGGAATCTGTTTCAACATTGTTTCGATTGTCAGGTAGAGATAGAACATAAACTGAAGTTAGAAGGTAAGTTTGATGATTGGGCTAATGAAAAGATGAGACAAAATAAGATAGCTATTATCAAAGACAACTTACAACAATTAGAAGAATTCAAAACTATGAAAGCGCCAGAGTGGTTGAACAATGTAGGTGTAAACTATCCTGAATTAGAAAAAGAAAAGTGGGAAGGTGGAACTGAAAAGATGGTTGCTGAAGCTGAAGAAGCTATAATAAAACTGAAAGAACAATTAGAACAATTGGAGAAAGAGTAATGAAGTTATGGAAGATAATACTTGGAATCTTAGGACTTGTTGGTGGTCTATTTGCGGCTGGAGCAGCTAAAAATAAAAAGGTAAAAGAACTAAAGAAAGTCATAAAAGAAAATAAGAAAGAAGAAAAAAAAGTTGAAAAACAAATCAAAGAATTAGAAGAAGCTAAAACTGCTTCAAAGAAAGAGGTAGGTAATCTAAAAAGAAAACTCACCATATCTAAAAAGAAAACCGAAAAGATGCAAGAGGCTTACGATAACGATGAGGTAGAGTCAGCTGAAGATTTTCTTAGAAAGTTTGCTAAAAGTAAATGAGACTAACTATGAAAATACTAAAATACTTTTTGATATCATTTTTTGTTTTATCGATGGTAGATGGACAAACAACATTTACAGAAGAACAAGCGTTGGAAATGATAAAACAAAGAGATGCTCAATGGGAGGATAAGATTGCTAAGGCTAATACATTGATAGAATTTCAGAAGATTACTATTGCTAAGTCTGATTCTGTTATTATGAAATTAGAAGAACAGGCAAAATTAGATACATTAGTATTACTTGCCCAAAGAAAACAAATCGATTTACTGAAGTCAAGAGACGAAGCTAATGAGCAATTGGTAGAATTAGTTGAACCAAAATGGTATGAGAATAAATATATTTGGTTAGGAATAGGATTTATCTTAGGAAAGATATAATGAAACCCACAGTACTAAAAGAAGTAATAAAAAAAGAGTATGTAAAATGTGCTCAAGATCCAATATACTTTATGAAGAAGTACTGTGTTGTCCAGCACCCAATGAAAGGTAAGGTTCCGTTTCATCTATTTGAATATCAAGAACAATCTCTAAAAGAATTTGAAACACATAGATTCAATGTTATACTAAAGGCTAGACAGTTAGGATTATCAACATTATCTGCTGGATATGCTTTGTGGATGATGTCGTTTCATCAAGATAAAAATATATTGGTAATTGCTACCAAACAAGATACTGCTAAGAACTTAGTAACTAAGGTAAGAGTGATGCACGCCAACTTACCCTCTTGGTTGAAACAAAAATGTACGGAAGATAACAAACTATCCTTACGATATAAGAATGGTTCACAGATAAAAGCTGTATCAAGCGGTGAGGATAGTGGTCGTTCAGAAGCACTATCTCT